CTCCCTCTTTGAAACCAGCCATAGCTCTTACACCTCTTTCTCTAAAGAGTTCAGCAGAACTTACACCAGCACTAAATGATCTTTGTATTTGTAAAGCGGCTAAAGCAAAATCTCCACCTAATACAGTTGCAGTATTACCAGTAATTTTTAATAATTCATCAAATGATACTCCAGCATTTTCAGCTCTTTCACTTACAGTAGCTAATGCAGTTATACCTTGTTGAATATTTCTTAATTCAAATGGAGTGCCAGCGGCAAAATCAGTAACAGATTTAAGAGCTTTTTTTCCCTCTTTTGCTGATCCGAATAAAGCATTTAATTGAACTTCTAAATTTTCTATTTGAATACCAGCATCAATAAAACCTTTAAGCACTACACCAGCACCTAAACCTATAAAAGCATTTCTTAAATTAAATACAGATTGTTTTAATCTACTTAAATTTCCCTGTAATGTATTAAGAGCCTGTTTAGATTTATCTCGTGCTACTATATCTATATTAAGTTTTTGACTAGCCATTAGTTACTTTCCACATAAAGATTACCTTTTATGTTTATTATACTCTTCCTGTTCTTTTTGCAAGTAAGCTAACCATAAATTATAATGGCTAACAGGCATTTTTAAAACTTCAGCTATTGATATTTTGAGTCTATCTGCAACGACTAATAGCGATCTTATGTCAGGATCGCTTCTTACTTTTTTTCAGCTTCCTCGTATGAAGTGTCAGCTAAAATTTTATTAGCTATTCCAGCAATAACATTAGAATCTGCTTTTCTTCTTAATTCGAATTTATCTTCTAATTTAAAAGCTTTTTTCAGATTACCTTTTTCATCTTTGACTTGAAGTTTCATAATTAATAAATCTACAAGTACAGTTAAGTCTTGAAAATTATTTGACTTTTTAAATATGATATTTTTTTCTTCAAGCGTTAAAGGTTCAGAATAAAAAACAGATGGATTATCTGCTTCATCTTTCCATTCTGGAACTTCTATCGTTATAGTTTTAAGAGTCTCAAAATGAGCTTTTGCTCTGTCTATAATTGACATAAATTATTATTCAGTTCCAATTGTTAAAGCACCTGTTCCTTGAAAAGTTACTGATCTAGCAACAACTCCATCTAAAGGTTGTGATACTGACATTCCCGTAATCACACTTGCACCTTCAAATTTTCTATCGCCTGTAGATCCACCTTCTGGTAACAATTTAAAAGTAATACTTGATCCTACTGTTAATTGTGTTTGCACACTATCAGCTTCGTCAAAGTGCATTTCTAAAGTTCCAGAAAAAGATGTTCTACCAGCAATAAAACTTTTTGCTGAATCAGACATTTTTGTACTTTCAACAACATCTCCTGTAGTTTCTAATGTAAAAGAAACAAGTTCGCCAACAGCAGAACCGCCAACTACAACTTCTCCCTCTTTCCCATGATGTACAGCCATATGTTTTCTCCTTATTAATTATTAGTTTATAGTATTATTCGTCTTCCTCGTCAATATCTTCTTCTTCTTCATCTTCAAATTCTTCTTCAAAATCTTCCTCAAAATCTTCGTCTTGATCTTTTAATTCTTCTAGTAAATCTTTAACTTCTTCACATATCATAGATTCTTTATCATGCAACTTTTCTATATTGTTAATTTTTTTGATAATTGTATTTATTTTTTTATTAGACATAATTAAATCTATGGAGTACCTGATTGATGTTCATAAATAACTCTTACAGTAATTAGTACTGCACCATAAGGAAATAAACTTCCAGCATCTGTTTCAATAGAAATAACTTCTGTATCAAGTGCATTTCCATCACGAGTAATATCAGATTCAAGAGCTGTTTCAATAGCAGAAGCTAAATTATTTCTAGAAGTGTCAATATTATCTTCACTGCCTTTCGTAAATCCTGTTATGCCAAATTCTAATGTATTGAGTCTTGTTTTAGCACCTGATCCTAATTCTTGATCTTCTTTTGTTTCTTCTATCGTTTGAATTAAAACTGCTGGATATTGTTGTTGTGATAATTCGTCTAATTCGAATGGTTGTCTAGTAACTTTTTTTACTTCTGGACTAGATATATTACCTATAACTGTAACTAAATTTGATGCAATGTCTTCTCTAGTGCTCATAATCCTAATTTTCTAATTTCTCTTTTTACAAATTTTTCAAATGTGTCTTGTATCACTTTTTCTGTTTTTTTACTATATCCAAAGAATTTTCTAATAGGTAAATTACCAGCTCCTGTTTGATGAAAGAATGCCTTTGTTGCTTCTCTTGGACTTCTAAAAAATATTCGTGATGTATTTCTATTAACCATACGAGAAGAAATACTTTGTAACATTCTGTTAGTATCAGATAAATCAACTGTAATCTTACCTTTAAGATCTGCATAAGCTGGAGAATATGCAGTAAAGTCTTTCATATTTACATTCTTACCTAATTCAGTTCTTTTTACGATTATTGTTTTTAATTGTTCGCCAGCTTGTTTTATACCTTTAGTTATAATAGGTGGAATTTTATGTGCAAACTTAACATATCTAGCTTGAACATTTCTAACATTAGATTTTATTTTTAAATCTAAAGCCATTATCTAGTTAATCTTCTAAAGCCATGCAAAGGTTCTCTTTCAGATTTTGTAATAGTATTACTATCGTCTTCATCATATTCGACTCCATCTTCCAGAATCATTCGCCATTCTTTGTTATATTCTCCCATGTAATATTCAGCCATTCTTTCAAATCTATCTTTATCTGCTTCTGGTCTAAATTTTGTAAGTGCTGGTAAAAAAAATCTTCCTAAAAATAAATATACTCCAGCTCTTTTAAACTGATCTAAATTTATTTTCGTATTATCCATTTCAACAGTATTTAGAATTGTTATATCTGTGAATACATTCATCTTATAAGTAGGCCACCATTCAGCTCTTAAATTTCTTAAAATATCTGAATTTGTTTCTGATAGAAAATGAGTTACTTTTGAATCTCCTGATGCTATACCAAAGTTAAATGTATCAGGTTGATACTTTGATATTTCGCCAGCATCTACTACATTCAATCCTGTAAAATTAGCCATAGCATTTACCTATAAACCAATCTACAATTTTTTTAATTTTTCTTTTTAGTTTTTTTAACATTCTTTTTCTTCTTTGGTTTAAGTTGTACAACTTTATCTACAATGTCTGATAATTTTGATTTTTTCGATTCTTTTTTTATTTCAGATACAGGGACAAATCCTCTACTTTTAAATGATTCTATATTAGCTTCATATTGTTGTTTACTTCTAACAATAATCTTTTTTCCATTTGTTAATTTAATATTCATATAAACTCCTTTGTCCTATGGGGGATTTCTCCCCCATAAGAAAATGATAATTAGCTTACTATACTTGAATCGCCTTGTATTTCAACTCCATAAGTATCATGTAGTTCGCCTACACCATACACAGCAGTTGCTACAATTTCATCTGCACGTAAACTTGCGTCTCTCTGCGTTTCAATTTTTAGGTCTTGCATCATAGCCATACCTAAAGCATCTCTATGGAACATTGCTGATTTAAAGTCTCCAGCGTTTCCTGTGTTAGCGATGTTTGAAGTTTCAAAGATTCTGATTCCACCTAAACTACCGATAAAGCCATTTCTTAAAGCTTCGTTCGCTAGATCAGATACGTTTCCAGAAGTTGCAAATGTATTTGTGATACCTTTTTTCAAATCATAAGCAATATCTGGGTGGAATACTGCAACAACATCAGCTAAAGGAACATTGTTTCTTCTTAATGTTGCTAAAGCTTGAAAGAAATGCTCGACTGTTACAGCCGCCGCAGTTGATCCAACAGTATTTGAGAATCCATCGAATAAAGCAGTTAAGTCTAAGTCTTGTTTCTTAGCAATTGCTTCTCCGAATAATTTTCCAATATCTGCTGCAACATTTCTTGGTGCTGCATTTCTTGCTAAATCTGTTAATGTTGTCATGATTCCATTTTCGCTTGCAGTTATTGTAACTGAAGTTGGATTCACTTCTGTGTTAGCTAAATCAGTTGCTTCGTTTACTGCTGAAGCTGATACTGTTCCATAAATAGGAACCTCTACTGATTTTCCTCCACCTGACACCGCATAGTTTCTTACTAACGGTCTCATTATTGATTG